AATGATTATAGAGGTTAAACCCAAAAAACAAACTCAACCTCCAAAAGTTCAGAAAAGAGTTACCAAACAATACATCAATGAAGTGGTGACTTGGGGTGTAAATGAATCAAAATGGAAAGCAGCTACTGAGTTTTGTTTAGATCGGGGTTGGCACTTTAAAATATTAACTGAAGATGATTTAGGAATAAAATGATTAGATTGCATGTGCTGTCTGTACCGCATACCGTATCGACAAAAGAATATACTGTTTGCGCTTTCACTCAAAAAGTTATAAATTTCTGCAAAATGTTCAAAGAACAAGGTATGCATGTAATTCATTATGGACACGAACGATCTGAAGTTGTTTGTGACGAACACGTTACTGTTACTGACGATGTTCTTTTCAATAAAGTGTATGGTGACTATGATTGGAAATCACAAGGTTTGTTATACAATGAATCTGATGAAGTATATCACAACTTTAACCTGAACTGCATAAAAGAGATCGAGAAACGGAAACAACCTCACGATATTATACTTTGCTTTTTTGGTTCCGCACAAAAGTCTGTGTGTGAAGCTCATCCAGATTTACTTTGTTGTGAACCTAGTATTGGCTATCCTTCATCTTTTGCGAAGTATAAAGTATATGAGTCATATGCCGTGATGCATGGACTCCAAGGTCCAGATTATGTTGCACAAGCAGTCTATAAGTTCTATGATGCCTGTATACCTTCTGGTTTCGATATTTCGGAGTTTGAATATAGTGACATCAAAGAGGATTACTTTTTGATGTGTGGTAGAATGGTCTGGTCAAAAGGTGTCGATATTGCAGTTCAGGTGACAGAAAAGTTGGGTGTGAAATTAATTTTGGCCGGCACAACTTTTGGTCCACAAGATTGCAATTTACCTAATGGTTGGCCTCCACATGTTTCATATGTCGGTTACGCAGATGTAGAAAAACGTAAGAAACTTATGTCTGGCGCAAAAGGTTTATTTTGTCCTACGATATACAACGAACCTTTTGGATATGTTGCAATTGAAGCCATGTTATCCGGAACACCTGTAATTTCTACAGATTGGGGAGCCTTCACCGAAACTGTTCAGCACGGAGTAACTGGTTTTAGGTGTAGGACATTTGAACAGTTTTACTGGGCAGCAAAAAACATTGATACGATTTCTCCAAAAGCCTGTAGAGACTGGGCATATGAGAACTATAATTTTCAAAAGATAGGTAAAATGTATACAGAATATTTTACTTCGATTATAAATGTGAGCAAAGGTCAGGGTTGGTACGCCGAGAATGATGATAGGCGAGAACTGGAATGGTTGACAAAGATTGCGCCAACTCAACCAAAAACTTTCAAAGAAATTCTTAATCAGTACAATAGGATTAAAAAAGGTAAATTGTCTTTCATCCAGATCGGTGCAATGGATGGTGTGAAGCACGACGATCTTTATATAAACGTAATGAACAATGAATGGACAGGTTTACTTGTGGAACCTTTGCCGGATATGTTTGAAAAGTTGATTGAAAATTACCAGTCATCTCCTGGTTCTTTGAAGTTTGAATGTTCGGCAGTATCTACGACTTCTGGAATCACCACAATTTACAGAATCCCGCCAGAGAAAATTGGAAAAGAAGTTCCTGATTGGGCTGATGGTTGTACTACTTTACATCCGGAGAACCATATTGAAGAACTTCGGCCACATATGGTCGAACAAAAGATACGAACATTGACATTCAAAGAATTAATCAACAAACATAGCATCACATCTACCGACTTTATTCAGATTGACACCGAAGGATCCGACTATGAAATTTTCCTACAAATTCTGGAATTGGAGTTTCTTCCCAGTTTATTCAAAATCGAAATCGCACACATCACCTATACGAAGGTTCCTTGGATGCGCTGGATGTTGGAAAATCGAGGTTATAAAACTTTCATTGATAATTATGATTTGGTTGCGTATAGGTTCTAGCATAAATAGTTGATGGCATCAACACTAACTCAATTATCCATACAAAAAACTGCACTAGAACAAGAATTCTTGTCTAGGCAGTCTGTCGCGTGGATACAAAATGAGATTAAAGGTCTAAGGTCGCCTTTAAAACTTGCAAAAGAAATCGCAAGCGAGAAGGATCGACAAGGTGGAAGATTTCTTATGGGTGGCCTCTACCACTTTTTTTACGATCCTGCAACCAAAGGTGATCTGCCGTATTATGATATATTCCCCTTAGTTATACCTCTAAAAAGACATCCTGGAGGCTTCATTGGTTTAAACCTACACTATTTGCCCGTTCGAATGAGAGCAATGTTTATGGACAAATTGATGAATCTTGCGATTACGAATGAACAGGATGAACCTAAACGTTTGCGTTTGACCTATGAAATTTTGACGGCTACACAGAAATATAAAGAGTTTAGGCCTTGCCTGAAACAGTACCTGACTAGACAAATCAAGTCTAAAATATTAACTGTGCGGCCGAGTGAATGGGAAGTTGCATTATTCTTACCCACGGCCAGCTGGCGAGGTGCGCCGGCGTCAAAAGTTTACAAAGAATCAACAATACAAGCAAAAAGTAAGGTGGTCTAATGGCTGGCTCAATATCAGAATTCAAATCTAGTTTCTCCACAGATGTGGCTAGACCTAGTAGATTCGACGTAGAAGTACCTATACCTCTTGGACTGGTACCATATCTGGGAATTTCCAGAAAGCTAAAATTTAGATGCGAAAGCACGGAATTGCCTAGCCGCTCAATCTCTACAGTTCCCATGAAAATTTATGGTCCAGTCGAGAATTATCCATACCAAACAACTTTCCAAGATATCACTTTGACATTTATTGTTGGTGATAATATGGAAGAAAAGTTGTTTTTCGACGCATGGTTGGAGTGGATCAATCCTTCGTTGACATACAACTTCAAATTCAAAGGTGACTATGCAGTACCTTTGAGAATCAATCAATATGATGTACAAAATAAAGTATCATATTCTGTTGATTTAATTGATGCTTTTCCTGTTGCAATAAATTCCATGCAGTTGGATTCTTCTGCTGATGGGTATCATAAACTTACTGTTTCTTTCACATTCAAATGTTGGAAGAATAACTCGTTTGAGGCTCTAGGTATGCAATTGCTGGAAGCTGGTATTGGTTCAGTGATAGATCAGTTGGGTGGACTTGGCGGAAACTCTTCTACTGCTGCCATTGGCATAGGAATACAAGCCTTGACAGGAAGTGAATTTGGATTTAAGGGTATGACTAATACAAAAATTGCACAAGATATTACTAAATGAATGGAGAGTAAATTATGGCGTTACCGAAGATAGACACACCAGTATACAGTCTGGTGTTGCCGTTAACTAATAAAGAATTAAAATTTAGACCTTTTCTAGTAAAAGAGCAAAAGAACCTTCTAATGTCTATGGAGTCAAACGACTCCGATGATATTCAACGAAACATTAAACAGATTCTACACAATTGCACATTGACAGAAAAGATCGATATTGAAAAGTTGCCGGTTATTGATGTTGAATATTATTTCTTGAACTTGAGGGCAAGGTCTGTCGGCGAAGTTGTAATAAACAAATATCGGTGTGACGTTGAAGTTGAAGGTAAAACTTGCGGCGGACAAATGGAATGTTCTTTAAATCTACTGGATATCAAAGTAGAAAATCTTAAAGAAAATAAAGATGTTATAAAATTAACAGATAACATTTCCATCAAGATGAAGTATCCCGAATATTCAGTGATGAGTAAACTTTCAAAACTGACAAATGCTGCTGATATTGCCTTTGAAATGATTGTAGACTCTATCGAATACATTTATGACGGGGAACAGATGCATTATGCCCATGAGTCTACACCAGAAGAGTTGATGCAGTTTATTGAAAGTTTGAACCAACAACAGTTTGCAAAGATTGAAGAGTTCTTTTCTGACTTACCGACTATACAGAAAAAGATTGAAATGTCTTGCCCTCGATGTGGGTTTTTGCATAACTTCAAAGCTGAAGGACTGGAAAGTTTTTTCGGCTAATATTTTGTCATGATAATCTGAAGAATTACTATAAGACTAATTTTTCATTGATGCAACATCATAAGTACAGTTTAACTGAGCTGGAAAATATGATACCGTGGGAACGAGACATTTATGTTAGTATGTTGATTCAATACATTGAGGACGAAAATCAGAAAATAAAACAGAAACAAAACGAGAGAAAAATTAGATGAACTACTTCGAGGCCGACTCAGCAAGAAAAAAAGGCTTAGCGAATTTAATAACCGATAGATTGGTTTCTGGTCAATCTATCGGTTCTTCTATTGGTCAGTCAATTTCCGAAAGAATGTCTGCTGCCGGCAAAGGTTTCAAAAAGAAATTTGACATTCTGAACATTGCAAAAACCCTAACTGGTGGAAGCAATCTGGCTCCGGCATTGTTGGGTAAGATGCTGGGTCGAAAAAGCGAAGATATCGCATATTTTGCTGGAAGAAAAGACCCAAATAAGGGCATCGGCACATCTAACTCCAATAAATCTGTACAGATATTAAACGATATGCTATCTTTCATGAAGAAGACTTCTGAACTGGAGCAGGTTGATTTTGAAATTTCTAATTTGCGTAATCAGGAAGAAACCGAAAGAAAAGACAAGCAGCATAAAGAGGTTATGGATGTCTTCATTGCGGCGACTGAGGCTAAAAGAAAAGCACAACAGGTCTTGAAAGCGAAGGGTGAAGAACCTGAGAAAGAAGAAAAACCGATTGGGAGTGTTGAACCTTCGGAAAACCTTCCGAAAGACAAAAAAGAACCTGACAAACCTGCTGAAGAATCTAATGTTCTCGGCACGGTCACTACGGCTGCGACGGCTGCGGTTGGTCTAGCAACAAAATCTGGCATGACAACAAAAGTTCCTGCATTACTAAAATCTGCAGGACAAAGTGAAGCGGTTTCGGCAGCTATGTCTACGGCTTCTAAAGTTCCTGCACTACTTAAGAAGCCGGCCTCTTCTACTCAAGTGAGTGGGAAAAATGGTGTTGAAAATTCTCCGGCAGCACTATCAATTCAAAGAGAAACTGGTGCTCCGGCATCACAGGCGATAAAAAAAGTGGGACAAATTGTACAAAATGATCCTAAACCGGGTGTGTCTTCCTACGGCATTTTTGGTATAAATTCTGGAGGTTCTATTCAGAACTTCGTTAAACAGAATCCTCAATTTGGATTAACTGCCAAACCAGCGTCGAAAGAATTCGATGAGCAATGGGCTAAAATTTCCACAGATAGACCGCAAGAAATGCTGGATGCCCAAACTCTGTGGTATGAAAATAATATTTCAAAACCACTAAAGAAAGAGTTCAATAAACTTGTGCCGAAACAATTTTCTGATGATCCTAGGATTTTTACTTACTTATCGGATCGTCGTATACAATACGGTCCAGTAATGGAAGATAAAGCTTTGGCCTATGCATCTACGGCAAAAACTCCAGAAGAATATCTAGCACGTATTTCAGAATTTGATCTTTTACATTTGAAGAGTGCGTTTAAAACCGCTTTGTCGACCAATCCAAAGTTACTTCAAGGACTAAAAAATAGAATAACAGAGAGGGAAAAGTTTTCTCTTAATGTGTCAGGGTCCTCTTTGTCTCAGTTGAGTGGGTTAGAAACTGGTGAAACAATAGCAACACAATCGAAACAGAATGCCGACATGAAATCTTCTTTAGATGGAGGAACAGCCGTCGGAATTGCTATCAACAATACCACAAATAATGTGGTGCAAGAGGCAACCAAGCCGGCGGGACAAGCACAAAAAACAACAAATCCAACTTTAGAGAGAAGATAAAAAATGGATTACGCCAAAGCAAAAGCAATAAGAGGCACATCACTCTCTTCTTTACTTACAGACAAATTAGTTTCTGGAAAAGAAGGTGTTGGAAAATCTATAAGAAGTGCTGTATCTGAAAAAATGTCAGCAAAGATGATTGGGTTCAAAGAAAAATTCGATCCTCTCAATATTGCTAGAGCAATGACCGGAGGTAGCGGACTAGCACCAGCACTATTAGGTAGAATGACTGGTAGATCAAAAGAATCAATATCGTATTTCGCAGGAGGCAAAAAGGCGACAAAAATACCAGCAGACATGTCCGGAGGTTCTGGACTGGGTGACGGTGCCCTTGAAGCATTGTCTCAAATGTTCGACTTCATGAAAAAATCTTATGAAAATAATAAGAAGAGATCGGAACTACAGGACACTTTCAGAGAAGAAAAGATAAATGAGGAACAAGAACGTCATGATGATTTCTTGGAGATATTGAAACAGTATACTTCATTGGATGGAGATACAAAGAAAACTGCCAAGAAAGAAGAAGGTGGTTTCCTAAAACGAATCATGGACTTTATTAAGAACTCGATTTCTGGAGTTTTTGCCAAGGTGAATGGCCTGATAGATGATGCTATAGGTTTTGTTAAAGGTTTAATTAACGATGCTATTTCTCCATTCAAATGGTTGTTAGGACTTGGTTGGCTTAAAGCGTTGGCTAAGTTTGACACTTTGGCGGATATTGCCAAGGCGTTGATAAAAGTAGGACCTTTTGCTACAATATTTAAGCCCGCGCTTTTGGTAGCGGCCGCTGGAGCCGCTGGTTATATAATAGGCACAGAGATTGTTGCACCGACACTGGATGCAATGGTTCAATTCCACACTGGAGACAAAACTGCCACATTAGGCACATGGTTGCAAGGAGTGTCTCAGAAATTATTCGGTGTTCCTGACGTAGATAAAAAAATGCGCGATGAAGATTTTGATAACATCATAAGGCAGGCAACGAAAAATGGTAATAGAATTGAAGAAGAACAAAAAGAACAGTTATTGAGACTGGACTGGGTAAAAGGTGATCCAGCAAAGGTTACACAATTAAACCAATTAACAGTAATACCAAAAGTAAATAAGTCTGCTATAGAAATAGCAGGTGAACAACTACCTACAGAAGACAAACGTAGGTATAAATTTAGTGGTACGAATGCGAACGCAAGTACTGGAGTAATGACCGCCAAGGTTGAAAGAATGAAACAGGAGCCGCTTCCATCGCCGCCAGTCGTGGACGCGATAGATACGAACGTGGACTTGGTGACTCAGCAACGCATTGATAGATGGACTACAATTGCTCCTATCGTGACGAACAAGGTAAATAATTCTTCTTCAGCAGCAAAGCCAGTTTCTGCTGCCGCATCACAGAGGGATGATACTAGTATTCTTGATTATGTCTTTGGTGGGTCTACGGCTAAGAACTAAAGTAAAAAAAAGGACCTTTCGGTCCTTTTTCTTTTTTCACTTTAGGCTTCTTCAGCGAGTTTACTGAAATATGCCATATCATCGTCATCATCGACAAGCGATTCTGTCGTAGGTTCTGGCTTGCGAGGTGCAGCCTTAGCCTGTTCGACTGTGGTTCGAAGTGCTGGCTTAGAGCCATCCAAACCAAGAACCTTATCCATCTTGGCCTTCAGTTCGTCATACGACTTGAAGTTTGATGGTGCAACGAATTCCTTGAGAGAGTATTCTTTCTTCCAAAGAGCTTCGAGTTTATTGTCATCGTCAAAAACAGCAGAAGCCTTTTCGAACTCAGACTTGTCGTAGTTCTGATACCCTTCGACCTTGCGAATCTTCAACTTGAAGTTTGCACCTTCCCAGAAATCAAATGGGTTGATAGCCTTTTCATCCTCAAACTGAGGATTCATTGCTTCGGTGATCTTGTCAAAGATTTTCTTACCAAACTTGTACAAGAAGACCTTACCCTCATTCTGAGGATTCTTTGCATCTTCCACAACAAGGATGTTTGCGATGTAAGAAAGACGGCGCTTTTGCTTACGAGCAATTTCTTTGTTGGCTTCTACACCAGAATTCCAAAGTTGAGTATTGTACTCAGAAACTGGATCTTTTTGATTCAGAGTTGTGAGAGAGTTTTCGATGTACCAACCACCGGGACCTTGGAACCCATGATTGAACACCTTGACCCAAGGTAGGGCATCATCACCATCAACTGATGGTGCTGGCAAGAATCGAATGACGGCGTAACCGTTTCCGACCTTATCGACTTCTGGCTTCCAGAAGTTGTCTTCTTTGGACGAAGATTCGTTGCTATTGAGTTGCTCGATAGCCTTAGATAGCTTATCGAGATTGCCAGATTGACGCTTTAGATTTGCAAATGAACTCATTGTATGACCTTTCGTATTGTCGTTGTATTAAATGTATTGCGATTTATCCACATAAAACATAATATGTATTATATAGGTTCACCTAATATACATTTTCAATGTGGAGACGGTAGAGATTACATCTTTGTGAAGAATGCCAATACCGCCTGCTTTATTCCAATCATCAATAACGCTTACTGTATCATCGATGATTATAGAATTTGGAGTAGCATATTTGTACTTGAATTTTTTACCAGGTACAAAGTTTGCTTTATAATCGATTCCGTGCTTGTGTAACCATTCTTGTTTCTGCAAAGACACTTCGCGCAGAACCCTATCATAACCAGTAGAGGACAGAATCTCTTTGGGTATGTTAACAGAATTCAGATAAGAAATCAAGTCTAATGCGCCGGGATACAAGTCCAATGTGGCAAAGTTGTTCCGA